TATCTGACGGGAGTCAATGGCTCTGAGATCGAAACATTCTACAAGGATGGACAGATCCAGGCCCAGCATATCCGATACGAGGGCAAGAAGTTCGCGTGGATAGGTGACACCAGCAATCTAAGCCTGTATGGCCAGCATCTCTTTAGTGCTGGCGGCAAGCGTCTCCTTATTACCGAGGGAGCCATCGACTGCCTGACCATGTCTCAGGTGTTCGGTAACAAGTATCCAGTCGTGTCTGTGCCCAACGGAGTGTCATCTGCGGTACGGGCAATCAAGGACAACTACGAGTTTGTGTCGTCCTTTGAGACAATCGTTCTGTGCTTCGACATGGACGACCCAGGTCAGAAGGCCGTGCGTGATGTGGCTGAGATCCTTCCCCCTGGAAAGGTCAAGATCATGTCCCTGCCTCGCAAGGATCCCAACGAGATGCTTGTCAATGCGGAGCAGACCCAGCTTATCCAGGCTTACTGGAACGCAAAGTCGTACAGTCCAGACTCCATTCTCCATGTCAGCGAGGTGCTGTCTTCCGAGGTTAAGGAGGATGCACTGGAGGTCTTTGAGTATCCATGGGATTCGTTGACCACGTTCATGATCGGCCAGGACAAGCGGCGGTTGAACCTATGGACATCCGCGACTGGCCATGGCAAGTCCACTATCATCAGAGAACTTGTGTGCGACCACCTCAACAACGGTCGTGCGGTCGGTGCCGTGTTCCTAGAAGAGTCTCCAGAACAAACCGTGGACGACCTCATCTCCCTCAAGCTCGGCAAGCCAGTATCAAAGATCAAGGCACAGCGTGTCCTCAATGAACTCCGTTCAAAGAAAAACAAGCCGTTGATTGACGAGGTGTCGGATACCCTGACCGAGGAAGAGTACAACCAGGCCAAGGCAGAGATCTCCTCAAAGCCACTGTATCTATATGACCACATCGGCAATGCAAACATCAACAACATCATCAATCGTCTTGAGTACATGGCAATGGGACTTGATTGTCAGGTCATCTTCCTTGACCACATCACTCTGCTTGGCAACATGCTGTTGTCCAGTGGTTCCGATTTCGGTAATGACGAGCGCCTTGTTCTTGACTCGGTGATGAAGAAGCTGCGAGAGATCATCGAACGAACGGACGTAACCATCCATGTCATTGCACACATTAAGAAGACCGACAAGAATGTTGACGAGGGTGACCGAATCAACCTCTCTGATCTGCGTGGCTCTGGTTCTCTGGGCCAGATCTCCGACAATGTGTTCGCGCTTGAGCGCAACGCCCAGCATCCAGATCCGCTAATCAGGAACACGACCAATCTTCGTGTCCTCAAGAACCGAAAGGGCGGTCGCAGAGGCGTGGCATCCGCGCTATGGTACAACGACCAAACATCAAAGTTGATGGAGGTTCCGTTTACCATGACACCAGAAGGAGAGATCCTGTACAGACACGAACTAATTACCTAAGGAGAAAACATGGCAATCTATGCCTTTGACATCGAATCCAATGGTCTGCATGAGACCATCAAGGGGAAGAAAGAGCTTCAAAAGGAGTTCAACACCATCTGGTGCCTGTCCACCGTCAATGTGGAAACAGGAGAAGCCCTGCTCTTTGAGCGTGACAACATTCCAATCGGCATCGACATGCTTGAAAAAGCCGATCTGATCGTGGGTCACAACATCTACGGATTCGATATCCCAGCATTGGAAAGAATGTACGGCTTCAAACCTGGCCGCCCGTTCTTCGATGTCATCGACACGCTGCTGCTTAGTCGGATGCTGTATGGTGACGAGCCTCCTACGCCAGATCAAGGGCATTCCCTGAAGTCGTGGGGTCTGTTTCTCGGCAACAACAAAGGAGACTATGACAAGGGCTGGGATGAGTACAACAAGGAGATGGGAGACTACTGCATCCAGGACTCCAGGGTAACCAAGGATCTCTACCACTATCTGATGAAGCAGGTTGACAAGATCGGATTGTCCGAGAGTGCAATCAGGCTTGAGCACACCGTTGCCAAGATCATCAAGGAACAGGTCGAGAACGGATTTGCATTCGACATCGACCATGCTTCCCGTCTAACAGAGGAACTACAATATGAGATTTGCAAGATCGAAGACGACATGCAGAAGATCTTCCCACCCATTGTCACTGCTAGATATAGTGAGAAGACTGGAAAGAAGCTCAAGGACGGTGTCGAGATATTCAACCCAAGCAGCCGTCAGCAGATCGCACGGAGGCTCGGGGACAAGTACGGATGGGAACCAACGGAGACCGAAAAGGGAAACCCAAAGGTCGATTATGAGGTTCTATCTAAGCTAGATTATCCAGAAGCTCAGGTTCTTTGCGAATATTTCGACAAGGACAAGCTAAAGAGCCAGGTCATGGATTGGATCGCACGGGCTGTGATGTCCCGCGATGGCCGCATTCATGGCCTTGTAAACACGCTGGGGACGGTGACTGGGCGAATGTCTGCACGGGAACCAAACCTGCAGAACGTCCATTCGGATCCCCGTGCCCGTGCTTGCTTCGTTGCATCTCCTGGTAAGGTAATCGTAGGCGCGGATCTCAAGGGTCTGGAACTACGGATGCTTGCGCACTATCTACATCCATACGACAACGGCGTGTATGTCAACGAGGTAACCAAGGGAGATGTCCATATCCACAACCAGAAGGCAATGGGAGTGGCGACACGGGACATGGCAAAGACTGGTATCTACTGCTTCCTCTATGGTGGTGGCGACGCCAAGTTTGCCAAGACCATCAAGACGACGGAACACACGGCTAAGAAGGTAAAGTCAAATCTTACGTCAAATATCGTTGGTCTTCAGAAGATCATCGACATCTGTCGTTTTGACAGCACCAAGCATGGCTTTGTCAAGCCATTCGATTGGCGACCCGTCTTCGTAAGAAAGCAACACGCAGCCCTGAACACCCTGCTTCAGTCCTCTGGTGCCCACATTGCAAAGGTGTGGTTGTGCGTTGCCGATGCAAACCTAAAGTCAAGCGGACTGTACTACAAGTGGCTTGTAAACGTCCATGACGAAGTCCAGGCGGAAGCGGATCCAGAGCACGCTGACCAAGTAGGTAGAATCATCTGCGAGGCAGCGACAAAGGCTGGAGAAATTCTTAAGTGCAACTGCCCAATCGAAGCAGAGTACAAAATCGGTAAAAACTGGTCGGAGACACACTAATACCAAGAGACTATAAGAAAGAATACGCTAAGTTCCAATCATCCACGGAATCCAAGAAGGACCGTGCGCACCGAAACAAGGTTCGTCGTGAGGCTCTTCGGGATGGTCGGGTAAAGAAGGGCGATGGCAAGGACATCGACCACAAAGACGGCAACCCCAGGAACAACTCAAAGAAGAATCTTCGTGTTGTAAGCAAGTCAACCAACAGGGCCAAGCGATGAACTCCGTCTTGTTTATGCAACAGGTAACCGACTTTATAGCAAAGCATTCGGACCATCCGATGGTTGTAGAATACAACAAAGGAAACATCGGTCTTGGATATATCATTAGAAACTGGGATAAACTAACAAATGAGACTAATTCAACTGTCTGGGATTGGGAGAGTTGGCAAGACGACAGCGGCACACATAATCTGCAACGCGGCATTCAAGCTGGGTTACCGTCCTGTGATTGTGCCTTTTGCCCAGGCCATCAAGATGGCTGCGGCTGAAGAAGGCATTACAAAGGAAGCTAACAGCCAAAAGTACCGAGATTATTGTCAGAAGATCGGTGCTGAAAAGAGACAAATGGATTCAGAATACTGGGTAAACAAGACCGACGAGATTATCCAGGACTACATGGTCAAAGAGATCGATAACAAGAAACTGCACACTAACTGGGAATATGTTATCGTGCAGGACGATGTTCGGTACATGAATGAACTGGCATACGGCAGAAATCTAGCTGCCATCCAGCTGTTCATCCATGCTGGAGATCGTGTTGTCCAGGAATGCAGTGCTGAATGGCGCAAGCATGAATCGGAAACTCTGGCAAACCAAGTCGTGGCTTTCATGGGTTTGCCTAATTCCAACTACGACGAGTTGTTCGATGCTTTTATTGAAAACTCTGGAACCCTAGCAGACCTTGAACAGATGATCAACGAAAACATCAAAGACTGGTTGGATTCCGCGTGGATCGAACTGGAGGAGACAGAAGATGGAAGCAATTCTTGACGGAGACATTATTGCCTATAGAGCCGCCTTCTGGGCGGATGTGGAAGGCATTGATGAATTACCAGGACGCATTAAGAAGGATCTGGAAGCATGGACACCTGCAAACGTTTCAAAGGTGTATGTTGCAATGTCTTGCCCAAGGTCCAATAACTATCGTAGAGATTTCTGGCCTAGGTACAAGCAACACAGAGATGATTTCAAGTCGCCAGACTCAATGTCAGTCGCCATTGAAACAATCTACTCACTTGCCGAAACGCGGTGCGTAGATCGTCTTGAGGCGGATGATCTCATTGGAATGGTGGTTTCGTCTGGCCGTGCCATTGGTGTAACGGTGGACAAGGATCTCCGCCAGGTGCCAGGATGGCACTGGAACCCAGACAAGGAACCAGAACCAGTAGAGGTAAGCGAGGAAGATGCTGATTTCTTTTTCTATCAGCAATGGATGACTGGGGATACCACGGACAATATCTGGGGTTTGTGGAAGATTGGTCCCGCAAAAGCAAAGAAGCTTTTGTTAAATACCCCTAAGGAAGACTGGGACCAGGTTATTATGACCATGTACCAGGAAGAGGATTGGTCAAAAAGACCAGAAGAAAAGAGACCACTGGAGATGTTTAGGGAAGAGTTTGCCCTGAGCCAAGCCAGATGTGTTCGCATCCTGAGAGATGGCGATTACAGCAAGGATACTGGGGAAATCAGATTATGGTCCCCTAATAACAAAGGAATTAGAGACATTTTGGAGGATGGACATGAATGAACTTCTCAAAGAGATTACAGCCGTTGACAAGTATTGCCGTTGGCGGGATGACCTAGGTCGCAGAGAAACGTGGAAAGAAGCCGTTGATCGGTACTTCGGGTATTTGATCAATAGATTTAAGCTATCTGACCTGCAGCCAGAGGCCGTGCAAGCTCTTGAGGAAGCTCGGAAACTCATGTATGACAAGAAGGTGTTTGGTTCCATGCGAGCCTTGTGGTCTGCTGGTCCAGCCCTGGATCGTGACGATGTGTGTGCTTACAACTGCGC